TATTTCTATAGTCCTTTGTTATTTCTTCTCCTTTAGAAATATCTTTCAAAGACATTAACCCATCTGAATTAGCGTCTAATGAATGATTAAAGAAATATCCAAAATGTTGTATAGCGTTTGGATGTAGAAATACAAAATCTTTATTGCTAACAAATACAGTCTTTTGTAAAATGACATCTCTTACTTCAGGTAAAAGTTCATTAAATTCATTCTCTTTCATCTCCATAAAACCAGAAGCATTTAAAAGTAATTGATTTTTAGGTATATCTCTAATAGCAAAGACTCCAACTCCATGGATTAGTGAAGGTCTAAGTTCACAGAATACTGTGTTATTTAGGATCATTACATTCATATATATATAAATCTATCATACTTATTGTTTTGAGTTGTCCACACCCCAGTGTTATACCCAGCCCAAAATTCAGGAGCGTATATAACCTTCGCTTCTCCTAACAAAGAAGGGAAGATAAAAAAAGATGAGTTAGCAATTATGAGGTACTTAGCATATCTAACAAAACGCCAATTCAATCCTATGTCGTGAATACATTTAAAATTAGGGAAGAACTCTTGTGCTGTTACTACGTCATCAGTGTGTACTTCAAATCTCATGTTCGGGTTTATCTCTCTCACCTTTTCTATTGCCATATCCCAATAAGAATAAGGAAGGAATAATTCTCTAACTCCTACATATTCTCCTCCCCTAAACCCTATGATACATAGGTCATCTGGCATGTTTAATGGTTCTACTTTAAGCCATTCTTTTACTTCATTTTTTCGGTGTTTCCAGACAGATTCTCCTTGAAATTCTCCGTCAATAAATTCTACATTATCATCAACGATAGTCTTTCCTACTGGATACTCAGTATCACAAGTCTGTAAATCCATAAAAGAACTTCCTTTAAATTTGCCTATCATTGCAAATGGTACTCCCTCATCAATTGCTTTAACTCTAGTAGCCACATAGCGGTGCAACTGGTTACCCATTCCTGAACCTTCATGGAAAAAACCTATTTTCATAGTGAGTGAAATAAAAATGTATCTCGACCTTTATGCTCTGGTAAATCATTTTCTCTACCAAAGTCTAATGCCTGTTCAAACGTTCCAAACTTACACCCTTGCTCTTCTAACCAATCTCTTTGCCAGACACATATTTCTCCGTCCTCGTTATTGTTACCGTAGTGATATTCCATATTACGAGTGGCTACTAAATCCATCAGTTTTTTGCTACGTAAAGATACAGAATTACCAACTCTTATTAACCTACCACTTGGTGTTCTATACGAATAATCATCTGACGGAGATGGAAAAGGACTACCGATGAAGTCTAAAGTCAACCAATCAGGATTCCACAGATGAGGATTTATGACGTAACCATCGCCATGTATCAATAGAGCATGTGAAGTATCAACATACTTATATAAATCTTGGATTATCTTTCTATTCCACTCATCAATAGAAGTGCATTTATAATCTACAATCATTTTGACTGCTCCAAATTCTATCCCTTCGCATGACTTCTCAATAGCATACTCGTGTTCGGGTATGTTCTTATTAGTGAGGCATATGAGGGTTATTTCAGGAATTTTAATCATATTTTCTATTCATATATTCTTCTTCAACTCGTTTCTCCGCATAAGTTAAAATATGTGTCATCTGATGATCTCCTACACCCATATTCACATGGACACCTTCAAGAATAAATGGTTCACCATAAGATTGATACATTCGCTTGTAGTAATCGCAATCTAGTAACCAACTCATATTCTCATCAAATAACATCGGCTGATCATTCTTAATCATAAGACAAGAAGGAGATCCAAGTTTATTATTTCCATTTTGAATATCTTCAGTATAATAAGGAAACTCATTAGTATCACAACCACAGATAAGCCACTTCTTTTCGCCTATGGCATCAACCATTTCTTGTAGAGCATTAGGATGAGCAAGTGTATCATCAAGATAAAGTATCTTTATATATTCACCTCGCGCATAATTAATACCAGCGTTGGTATTATCAGCCATCTTCCCTTGTTTTGTTATAACTATTTCAAAGTCTTGAAAGGTCTGTTCCATTAGGGCATTTATAGATTTCCATAGAAAATTAGCTCCACCTTTCATATTATGGATAGGAATTACAATTGAAATTTTTGGTCTTATACTATAATCCATTCTTTTGGGTATTTAGTTCTCTCTACTTTATCTGAATAATAATCTCTCGGTGCTACTGTCTTATTACCGGACAAAAAGGCAGCCCACCATGAGAAAGAAGAGTTAGCGATGATATGTGCGGAGCAATTAGACATAGTATTAAAATCTTCTAACTCATCATTCCCCTCTAAGAATTCACACTTCTTAAATATCTCTTGTTTCTTACACCACTTTATATCATCACTAAATACTAAGAAGTCTACATTAGAAAAAAGAGCCATAGCATGTTCATAATATCTAGTCTGCATAAGATCTACATAGAAAGGGTTATCTGAATAATTAGGTTCGTCGGGATTGCTAGGATTACCTGCTCTTCTCACATGAATAGAAACCATATCTATAATATCTCCATTATCTTTCCACATAGCCCGTAAATCATTTGTATAATTATCAAAGTATTTTGGATTCTGCACATATATATCAGGTATATGACCTTCTCTTACTTGCGCGTATATATACGCCATTTGAAACAGGCGATTACCCAACCTCCCGAATAATTTATTTGGATTTTGCAAAATAGTTATTTTTGTTCAAGATATTTTTTTATTTTATTCAATATAGATACATCCTCATGTATTAGACCTATCGCTTGATTACAATTTTGACATAATAATCCCCTAACTTTATTAGTCTTATGACAATGGTCAACAGACAACCATCTTATTCTATTATTTCTCCTATCTAATGACTTTTCTGGTTTGTGACATATGGCACAAAGATTATTGTGTTTTACGAACAATTCTCTATAATATTCCACCGAAAAATTATATCTTTTTGCCATAGATAACTCACGATGTCTATCTCTATTTCTAGCATAATGTGCATTATCTACTGCTCTATATTTATCTAAATTTTTCTTACGAAGTTCTCTACGTCTTTTTTTTGCTTCTGGTCTACGATTATATTCACGATGATATTCCAAAAACTTTTCTCTATTTTTATCAACCCATTTTCGATGGGATGCATACTTTTTTTGAACTTTTAGTGTAGTAATCTTCAAATGTTTTGATGATATATTCTTTGTCATTTTTTGTTAATCTAGGATGCACAGATATCCAAAAGCTCTGTCTCATAATATAATTAGCTCCATCTAACTTGCCCGATATCTTATACTCTATGTTATCACACATAGGATGACGTGTCACGTTCCCAGCAAACATACTCCTCGTCTCTATTCCATTCTTTTCAAGATGTGCAACAAGCTCTCCTCTATCTCCTTTTGTAGTAATAGGAAAAGCAAACCAGCATACATCAGAACCTCTAATCGAAAATGGCATTGTTAAATCCTTAAACTTTGAAAGACGTTTATAAAGATAATCAAAGTTATCTTTTCTCATCTGCTTTATCTTCTCTGCCTTTCGTAACTGTACTCTACCCATAGCCGCCTGAAGTTCAAGTATCTGAAAGTTATATCCTATTTTTTCGTAGATGAACCTCGGGTTATAGTCTTTTGGGAGCGTTTTATATGTATTTGGTTTATTCGTGTTCGCTTGTCTACCCCAGTCTCGGTACATGCGCACGTTGCGTGCAATTTCTTTGTTCGATGTAAATACGCCTCCACCCACCCCCATAGAGACGATATGCGCTGCATGAAACGACGTGAATGATACGTCTCCATAAGATCCAACCATTTTCCCCTTGATAGAAGTAAGCCATGTGTCGCAACAATCTTCGATGACATATATTTTTTTGCTATATTTTTTAATAATCTTCATTAACTTAGGCATATCGACTGGATTGCCTACAGGGTGAATAGCTATGATAGCTCCTGTCTTTTCTGTGATTGCATTTTCTACTTCGTCTATATCAAATGTGTAAGAGCCAACTTTAGCATCAACCACAACAGGAACAAGACCGCACTGTAAAATAATGTTGAATATAGTAGGGAAAGTACAAGCCGAGATGATAACTTCGGATCCCTTTGGTAATTCCAAAGCACTAAGAGCCAACAGCCCAGCAGAAGAACCAGAATTAGTAAGTATTCCATATTTTGTTTGTATTTGTTTACAAGCATCTCCTTCCATAAGAGTTGCTTGTTTGGTAGCTTGCCAGCCACCACTTATTATACTTTCTCTTACCGACTTCATGACTGCTTGATATTCCCTATCATCACAGACGGAGCCTCCGTATCTTATTTGTTTTATAGCCATGATGGGTTTTCTAGTGTCCACTCAATAGTAGTTCTTAAAGAATCCTCAAAACCTTGTGGTTCTTTCCATCCTAAAGACTTTAATTTAGCACCATCGAGTGCGTACCTACGATCGTGACCACTTCTAATAGCACTTGAATGAAAATCTAGAAATTCATATTTAAGCGGTTTGTTTAAAATCTTTGCGACCATCTGTGCTAATTCAAGATTATTAAGTTCAATTTCACCAACAATATTGTACCTATCAGGGATTAGATTTTCTCCATTATTATAAAGTTTAGGAGGAAGATTTTTTAGAATAAAGTGAACAGCATCCGCAGCATTGCGTGCGTGAATATAAAATCTTGAGCCAATATTATCAGGTGTACCGTGTACTGTCACTACTTCACCAGCATTTATCTTTCTTAGTAATTGAGCTGGATATTTCTCTGAATCTTGGGTTTGACCTGTTAAATTCATAGTATTAGTAATAATAACTGGAACATTGTATGTTCTCCAATAAGAAATCGCCATTGCTTCTTGAGCCGCCTTACTTGCAGAGTAAGGGTTACTTGGAACAATCGATGCCCATTCCTTGTGATTTACTCCTTCTGGAGCTACTCCATAAACTTCATCAGTTGAAAACTGCAAGAATAATTCTGGCTTTATTTCTCTTGCAAATTCCAACATATTATATGCTAGTGCTGCATTACCAATTATGAATTCTCCTGGATTATCTATAGATCTATTCACATGAGAATTAGAAGCGATATTCAGTATTATATCTATCTTCCCAATACGTTTCTTAGTAATCTCTGTAAAAGGAGCAATGAGATCATGAGTAATAACTGTTACTCTACTTTTATCCATTCCATCAATTGCATTCTCAAGTCTCTCCGGTGTTCCTTTGTGTGTCCATGAGCAAGGACAAACAAATTCCCAATCAGTATTGACCATTAAGTGTCTGAGTAAGTGAGACCCAAAGAAACCTGAACACCCTGTAATTAAAATTCTTTTTTTCATTATATTATTGTTTTATAAGCATCCTCCCATTTATAATAATTCTTTTCAATATCATATTTCCCTACTACATATTCTTTTGCCTTTCGCCCCATTTCTCTGCGCCCTTCTTTATCAACAATCATTTTGTCTATCTCAGGTATCCAATTATTATTATCTGTCACAATAACCATATGTTTAGCATCCTCTGGATCAACTTGATATGGAGAAAGACCATCAGAAAAGCCTTGTGCTATTACAGGAATTTCAAGCATACTTGCTTCAAGAAACTTCAAATTGCTCTTTGCTCTATTAAAGTAATTATCCTCTCTTGGAATGATCATCATATCCAACTTCAGAGAATTGATCTTATCGTAGTACACATCAGCATTTACAGCTGGGTGCCATTCAACATCAACTGAATCCATAAACCTATATTCATCGCGATATATTGACTCAACCTTAGGATTTGCCTTCCTATTAGGAGGAAGCCCGAAACAAACTATGCGTACTGTCTTATCATTCTCGTAATGTCTTACAATAGGAGCAAGCACATCAAGATCAGTAGAAGTAACGACTGACCCAACTACACCAATTCTGACGACATCAGTCTCATTTCTTAATGGTTCCTCAAAATAAAAAGGGTCAATGCAATTAGGAATAACAACGACATTAGAGTTAAGCTTGCGATATTCTTGAGCTAAAACTTCCGTAGTACATGTGACTAAATCGGCTTCTATAATAAAAGCATCAGTAATACTATTAACCCGCGCAAGACCCATCTTCACCCTTTCTTTCGTAAAGTAATCATTCAAGCGTACAGACTCGTGATCTTTATAGGTATCATCATTATCAAAGACTATTTTCTTGCCCTGTTTTTTTAAAATTCTAGCCAACTCAAGTTTATTTGCATCCTCCGGTCTATGGAATACTAAAATATCCGCTTGTTTTGTAGCTAACATCTTATCCTCTGGTGTTTTTGTACCAAAGTGAATGCTTGTTTGATCTCCATCCCATCCATTTACAATCAAAGGCATGAGACATCTTACGATATAACAACCCCAATTACCGCTACTGATGAAATATACTCTCATTGGTTATCTTTAGCCAAACGGATTATTTGTTTTGTCCGTGGATCAATTACATTACCGCTCTTATCTAAAGTTTCTCGCACTCGTATAGGATTAGGATCGACAAAAGTAGATTTCTTAATTTGACCTATTCTATTATTTTGATTTATATTCATAGATTGCTTTCAATATTGTCCCCCAAAGAATATCGAAGACTAAGGAGGACAACAATCATGAGTTAATTATAGCACCATGATTAATGGTGTCAAATACTAGGAAGCTGTAAGTATCTGAACTCCACCTTCATCTCTATTTTCTACTGCTCCGTAAAGTATATCCGCTGTTGTAACAGTAGATAGGTACTCTGGGATGTAGTTTGACTGAATACGAACACCGTTTGATCCAACATACGCTGGTGATTTTGATCCTCCTCCTCCAAGTGGAGAAGTAGCCCAGTGAATAGCATCAGGAACAGCAAGAGCATTTGAACGTCCTCCAGATGGCCCAGAGTTCAAAGTAATTTGGTTAGTGATGTATACAGGGCGACCATAAAGCATCGCATCAGGCATTCTATGTGTAGGATCGTTAATCGGAGAATTTACCGCAAGTGAAAACTTATCAATACCCTGAACTTGTTTCCAGAATACGTTAGGTGACAAGAAGAATGCCGCCTCCATGATATCAGCACCAACTGTTTCCAAATAGGCAAAAGCTGATCGAATATCAGAGTCTCCTAAGTTATTAAGAGAAGAACCGACTGTCCTACTGAATCCTTGAAAAAGGGTAACAATAGCAGTATCCAACTTCTTTGCAATAGCATAACCGGCATTTTTGGAATAGCGTTCCATAATAGAATATGAATGCTTTACCTGTGCTGCTTCGGCATCCTCAATTGCAAATGAAGACTCAAACCAATTATTAACTGATAATGTTTGCTTGGTATCAGAGTTACTATTGAGAGTAACTGGAACACCAGTTGTCTTTGCATTAGCATTAAACTCTACTGTGTTAGGTGTATACAATGTATCACCTCCGCCTGAGAGTTCATCAGAACGGTCTGTGAAGAAAGGAGCTGCAACGAGTTTGTTTTTATAAAACTCATTCACTTTTTCTCCCCAGATCAAAGGAATCCATGAATCCAAACTAGCGTTTGTGCTAGTAGCTAAGGGAAATGTTCCTGTTAATACAGCCATAATTTTTAAACGTTATTTGTATAATGGCTTCCCTGCAAAAAATTATCAAGATTCTAAAACCATCTTTCGATGTTCATCCCTTGAGAGTCCTGGAGTACTAAAGGTCTTTTTAGCCTTTACTGAACCAGAGCCTCTAGAAACAGATAGACTCGCATCTCTCTGCTTCTGATCTTTCTCAAATTTCTCCTTTATCGCAACGAATATGGGATCATTTTGTGCCTTTATTAGAGAAGACAGTCCTTGTACCTTTGCTACCTTTTTGAGACTCTCAACGAGTTCCTCCGGCATACCATTGGCCAATATTACTGTTTCCTCTACTGAAGGTTGCATGGAAGTGGAAACTGGCTTAATAAATTTACCAACCCTAAGGGCTTTTAAATCTGCTTCAGCCTTCTTTGCGCGCTCGTACAATTTCTTGTTTGTAGCTTGCAATTGGTCTACATCAACTTCGGGTACCTCAAAGGTATCTTCCGCTGGTGTTTCCTCAGGAGTTTCTACAGTCTCCTCTACTGTGTCATTTAGAGTCTCGACATTGACATTGTTTTCATCATCTGGCATATAAGCTATGTTAGATTTGATTTAAAGAGTTTACTCTCATGAAGAGTTTTTAATGAGGTGTCCCTTCTAATCCCTCAAAGAATTATTTACTAACTTTATTTTTTACTGTCTGAAGTGGCTTAGCCACCTCTTCATCCTCCTCCTTTCGATTTGTAAGAACATCTGATAATTCTACGTTATTCTTTCTCAATTCAGATTTCGCATCACGTAGTTCATTAGCCTTAGCTTCACGAACATCATTTCTATCAGCTAAATCATCATTTTCTCTTATATCTCTAGGAATTTTTGTTTCCATAGCTTCAATACGAGCCTCAGTACCTGGATCAGTCATACCTAAATCAACATTAAAATGCTTCTTATAATCCTTAACTTTCTCATCATAAGACTTAGTTTGTTCTACCTTTACTTCTACCTCTTTATTGTTATTTGTTTTCATATTATCTTGAATTATTAATAATAACTACATCTATTTTACCGTACAACTCATCTAATTTATTAAACGACCTTTCTATTAATTCCTTAGCTTCATATATCCCTTCAACAGTCTCATTCTTAAAAGCCCTATCCCAAGCTAATTCTTTTAAATTTTCCAAAAGAAATAACTTGACGGCCTCTCTTTCAGACTCGTTCATATAAAAATTTCTAAGGGTATTATTCATATTATTGTGCTCCCGCTAATGCAGGGGACATTGGACTAGGTGCCCCAGCTCCAGCTGCAACTCCTGGATTTGATTGTGGTACTTGAGAAGTAGTAGTCGGTGCTGGCTTATTTCCTTTTCCTATAGAAACTGGAGATATTCCTGTTCCTGATAGTTCAACAATCTCGTTAAAGATTCTAGATAATCTTGGATCTTCCAATACACCAAATTGTCCTGTCTGAGGATTGAATGATTTTATAACAGTCTCCAATATATTTGATAGCGATGAAAGTATAACCGCCTTATTCTTTTGCTCTCCAGTAGTAAGAACAGTGACCTTGCATTCTATTTCATCGAAGTAATCATCTGGAATCTTAATAAATCTTTTCTTTCCTGTTCCCTTAATATGTTTTTGGAAACTATCTTCCATTTCCATTTGCTGTTCCCCTGAAACAACTCCTCCTTTCAAGAGTTCCTCTACAATAAGATCATTCGAAGTCTTTCGCGCGAAGCTGGCATCAATCTTATCTAGTTCATCATCATTAAATTCAGTTACCAATATGTGTTCCTTCTTAATCTTCTTTACCAAATAAGGAATAACCCATTTATCAAATATCTTAGTCAAATGTATCCCCCATTCTTCTCTCTTGTAATCAAAAGGCTTAGATGCGACTTGATTCAATAGCGCTGTTTGAGAATAAGGTGTTCCCGATGTAGGCTGTTCTCCAGTAAGGGCATTATAAGATGAGGATACATTATTCGCCTGATCATTCCACTTATTAACTTGATTCTGATATTGACCTAAAGCACTCGGCGCTAAGTTAAATGAGTTTATATCTTTACCATCCTCCAACTGATAAATCTTTCCGTGATCATGTTCCAATATGTTATTCCCCAATTTCTTTGAAGTAGTCTTCAACCCCACTCTTCCAGCAAGAGTCATGGCTAGATATTCCTGTATAACAGCATCGTTAGTCCACACTTGCGATTCTTCTGAATCCTCAATCACACCTCTACCAAGACCATAACCATTATCCTCCCATGATAGATATTCATAGTGATCTTCCATTTCTCCACTAAGCTCTTCGCAATACAATAAAGATTCCCTATCACCCATAGTAGTAAGAAAATATCTCTGCAAAGAATATTCGTATTCATCATCGTCACTCGATTCCAAATTCTTAGCATCATTATAAGTAGCCTTTGAGAACTCCCCTACAATTTCATAAACCTCAATAGTATTTGTCTTATCTCTTCCTTTTAATCCTTTATGAGATCGAAGAGTATCCATAACCGCCTCCTCATCCCACTTACCACTCTTCCCCTTCAATTCAACTGGCGACATATAGTGTGTCTCAACAATCGGCCCAGCAAGAATATCTTTCTGATTTGTCATGACATTACTCCACTTCATAACTTCAATTTTTAATTCATTTTTTTTATTAAAAGTTTTTTTCAAAAGATATCCGCCATACTTCGGCCGTGCAATACCCATCTTATTAAGCACCAAAGAAAATTCAGATTTCTTCATCCATTCATAAGCTTCCCTATTAAGTAACATCGAATGCACCTGATGCATAGGATTGTCCGATACAATATTAAAATCCGATATATCAATATCAGTAGCTGTCTTTGCAAGAGCAACTCGATAATTAACTACATTATAAAAAGGTATATCAATCGCACCACTACCTATAGATTTCCTATTTCCTAAATATGTCCCTAAATACTTAGAGTCCGAATAAAATTCACACATCCGAATAACCCTATACTGTGAGCGATAAAGCCCTGAGACTTTTTCAAGACTCTCAGTCTCATAGTCATTTTTAAAAACTTTTATTTCTTCAAATATTTTCATAGAAAGTTTCCGCAACTAGAAGTAGTATACCATTATCTAGCATTCGATGACAAGTTTCTTTTCGATTCAAAATACTGACGAGATAAATCTTCCGAATTTAATACAGAAGAATCCTCTGAATAAACAAAAGGCACATTCCAATAAGCAAGCATCATTCCCATAACTCTATCATCATGATAGCCCTTCTGTGCTCCCGCTCCTTTATGCTCCGCCTCATTCGAATAAATAAATTTATTCAACTCATTAACAGTATCCTCATCATAAATCTTAGGGAATCCTTTTCCAAACAACTCCTTCATATTCTCAATAAGCTGTGTTTTCGTTGCATGCGTAGTATAGAATCCCAACTTATTACTCTTCTTCTCCAATATCCCAGCATAGACCTCCCTAACGTATATTCGATCATAAACAGGTCTCAATGCCTCCAACAGAGCTTGACCTACCCCAGTAACCTCAGGAATAATAAGTGGCTTCTCCTTAAAAGTATACATCATCCCAATCTGCACAGCTTTCTCCACAATAACATTCGTTGGCACAAAAGCAGTATAAGTAGCTACCACCTTCCCACTCTTCTTTGAAATACAAGTAATATTACATGGATCTCCAGCTCCCAAAGAAGGATCTACCCCAATCTGATACTCCTCCTTATTCGGCTCTTCAAATATCCTTATCCCTCCTATCACACGAATAGGTGGTTTTATAACAGCTCTCTGATTAAGTATCCATTCCTCATAAAACACTCCCCCTTCCACCATACTCTTATCATCCCAGTTACCATAAAAGTACTTCGATTTGTACGCTTCAGGCTTTCTAAGCTCATTCTCAATAAACTGTTCCGTCAAATGCGACTTATTATCCAAAGTAGATGTCTCAATAAGATAAGTATTAGGTCTTGGATTTACCTTAAAGTAATCATATCCCCAAAAGTTTGCGGGGTTTGTAGTTGCACAATACTGATTAAACGTATACTTTCCACAAGTGTTACATGATTCATAAATAGCTGTTCCTTGCTTATTCCTATGAACAATCATCTCCTCCGCTGAGTGTTTACATGCTCTTCGTCTCATTCTCGTCTGTAACGCATCAAAGACCTTCATCTCGATCTCCTCCAACTGATCAGTAAAAATAAAACTAAAATTGTGAGACTTTAGCTTCTGTTCCGCCTTCTTAATATCAGTACTAGCTCCGCTTTGTAATGCATCAAGTCCCCAGAACTCCGCTTCACTGCCATTAGAGAACACAATCTTGTGATTTCCTTTCTCGTGCCGATAAATACCATGTGGACAAACCTCCATAAAGTCCTTCATAAAAGTATCCTCAGCGTTCCCCTGTGTTTTCCTTCCAATAAGAAAATGTGAATTAGGGAACATTTGTGAAAGTAGAATAAACTTCACAATAAATGCTAGTGTTTTTCCAGATGACATACCGCCCGAAATAAGAAGAGACCGTGATTTATTATTTATGAACTCTTTTTGTTTTTTATTAAATTTAATCTCACCGAATCCATCAAATTCGAGTTTACCGTCTAACCAATCCTTCCCCATTGATTCATAGTCCATAGTTTTCTTCGATTAGCGATTCTAAAAAGTCCAGTTCTTCTTCTGAACTAGCGCATAGTATATAAAATTGTAACATATAAAGTGGCATTTGTAAAGTTTCGAATTTTGGATTTTTGAATATTGAGCTTAAAAATACTCTTTCACTTTTAAACAAACCTGACCTCGAAATTTCTATATAACATATCAATACCCATGTATCTATACTCATAAGTCACGTCGCACATTAAGTAATGTGCGACTCTACTATGGCACCATGTCCATAGGTGGCTCAACAGAGCCACCGTTTAACACTTGCTCATCGATAGGTTTGCTCACAGTTACATTTAAAATAGGAACTTGCACTTTTACACCCTCATCTTGCGCAAGTTCTATGCCATGTTCTTTAACAAGTGGCGCGATTACTTTCAAAGCTGTGCCATAGTCTTTGTCGTTGTTTGCTATCTTTCTTATCAAGTCAAATAGGTTCTCCTTACTAATGCCCACTATCTCGCTCATCAGCTGTTTTGTCTTAACAGTTCCATTCGCAGTATCTAGTATCTTTTGTGCTTGATATTTCAATGCTGATTGCATAACACGCTTTTGTTGTGTTTGAGATGTGTGTACCGAAAATCCAGAGGCAAGCAAAGCAGCCGTCGCTGATTTGTGTTTCGGTATTTCTTTCATTAGTCTATCATATCTTATAGGGCTTGATGCCATAGTAGGAATTATACCACACCATAACTTAAAAAGGAAAGGAAGTTGCAAAGAAACTTATAACATGGTAACCTGTCCTATAGGACAGGCTACATGCTACATCAATGAGACGTAAATACACCCTCAAAAAACACGCTGACAATGAATTCACTGCCATAACAGGCATAGAGGCTATTCTGATTATGAATGGTTCTAATTGCCTTGTTGTAAGGAAAATGACAGCAGACCGTTGTCCTATACAACGATATTCTTATTGTCTGTATTCTAACAATAAATTATTCTATAAAAATCCCTATATAAAAGTCACATCATCTTGTGGTGTTTTGAACTGTGTACGTCAAAATCACCTCACAGCTACATATGAACCAACAACAAAAGACAATACCTATATATTAGAACATCTCAAAATAGAAGGTCACGAGCAATTGGCACATATAAAGAATATTCCCCTCGCTCTTTTTCTATGTAAATACCCCAAATAGTTATCCACACCCCCCTATTGCATGCTATCATACGGTATGATATACTTATTGCATTAGTATAGTA